TGCCGCAGGTTGTGGAGATCGAGCGATGACGATTGAAGATGGGATGATGGATTTCGGGGAGCCAAAGCTGATCGCGCTGCGAGCGGTGAATAACCATGTGTGGTACGTGAGGATGGATGCCATCACAGCGGTTATTGAAGACCCAGATGGCTTGCATTGGGTCGATCTGATTGAGAATCGGGTGGAGATTGACTCCGAAAGCGTTCATGAAATCCTGAGCGCGCTGGGCGTGATCAACCCGGATTTCGTTGAGATCGTCGAGGAGGAAGAGTCATGATGCGGGATCAGGTGCTGAGCGAGATCGTCGCGGCTGCGGGCGCCGACCCGACGATGACGGTCGAGCAGGCAGGCATACTGCTGGGTGAGATGTATGCAGCCGCTGAAGCGGCAGGCGATCAGGAGCGCCTGCTAGCCGTTTATGAAACATGGCAGCACATTCAGAAGCTCCAGACAGCGGCGGACACCGGGGTCACCCTGGCGACTGCTGCGCGCGAGATGGTCATCGAGCTGGAGTCACAGCGCGACTTTGCGCTCGAAGTCCAGCAGAGAATGATGGACGCGGTTGCGAACGCCGACACGAGCGTTCCAGCCGTGCAGGCGTTGGTCGAGCGGGTCGAGGAACAGATTCACGCTGAGATCGAGGAATCGATCCAGTACGGGGATTTTTATTACTCCCCGGACCCGGCGGAGGACATCAAGGAAAACTTCCCTGACATCTGCCTGACGAAAGCGAACAAGTTCCACGGCATCCTGGTCGCGCAGTGGCTCGACGAATTGAACGACCAGGAAAAGCGCGCGGCGCTGGTCGAGAAGATAACGTGTTTTATCGATTCCATCGTCGATGAGTACGACGAGGCGATGGAATTGCAGTTCCAGGACACTCTCAAAAGTCTGAAAAGGTGGAACAATGAGCGCGAAAGCTAAGCTGGTTGCGCCGGAGCGGCGCGCGTCGGTGACCCCCGCAGAACTGATGGAAAACATCAAAGGGAACATAAGCGCTGTGTATAAGGCGCTTTCTAGCGACCCGCTGAAAGATTACCTGATGCAGGTCTACCTGGATGCGCTGAGTATTTATCACGCGCAGCAGGCAGGTGAGCGGGTGATCGCGCAGCAGGTAAGTTCACTTGAAGACATCGCCGCGCAGCGCGACGCGACCGTGGATTATATGACGACGCAGCGGGCGGCGATTCGCAGTCAGGGCTGGCATGATGGGCGCGCCGCGCTGGCGAAAGGGGTGGCGGCGCAGTCCGGGGGCGATCCGCTGCTGCTGATGCAGGCGCTGGAGGCGATCTGCAATGGCAGCGTGCCGGCAGGCGGGGAAGATGCGGCAGCGCTGGGGATTGAGGCGCTGTATACGCTGGCGGAACTGCTGCGGAAGCCGAGCGAGCTGCCCGCCGAACCGGTCAACATTGAAGATGAAGGTTTCGGAATTTAGGGGAGACATGGGATGAAGACGATTGTTTTAACCAATGAGAAGGGAGGGGTGGGCAAAACCACCCTCTCCCTGCACCTGGCGGCAGGTCTGGCGATCCGGGGGGCGCGCGTGCTGCTGATTGATGCAGATGCGCAGGGACATATCGGGCATCAGCTTGCGCTGCCGGAGTTCGGCGGGTTATATCGCCTGCTCGCGCAGGAGGCAAGCTGGCGCGACGTGGTGATGGAAGCCGACCCGATTCAGTGGGCGCCGCAGCGCGGCGCTGATGGTCGCCTGATGGTTTTGCAGAGCAATATCGAAACCAGAGGGCTGGCGATGGTGCTGGGGGATATGCTGGCGCTGCGCGAGCGGCTGGCGGAGGTCGAGTCACACTTTGACTTTTGCGTGATCGACACCGCGCCGACGCCGAGCCTGCTGCACGCCGTGCTATACCTGGCGGCGGATTACAGCATCGTCCCGGTCAAACCGGAGATGCTGAGTCTGGACGGGCTGGCAAAAACAGCCCTACACATGAAACAACTCCGGGAGACGCGAAAGGTAGCGGGGCTGCCGAGCCTGCGGCTGCTGGGGATTGCGCCGACGATGGTTCGGGATACGAGCAGCCATGCCTTCGGGCTGACTGCAATGGAGGACAAGTTCGGGTCGAAGAGTATGCTGCCGGCGTTGTCGCTGCGCACGATCTGGACGGATCGTGAGTACGCACGGCGGACGATTTACTCTTACGCGCCGGGGGATGTCGCTGCGCTGGAGATGGACAGCGTGGTCGAGGCAGTTATGAAGCGGGTGCGCCATGAAGCAGCGGCGTGAATGGAATAACCCGCTCAATGCGCAGGGGAGCGCAGTCGAGGCGGACGCAGCGATGTACGGTGCGGTGGAGCTGCCAGGCGCGACCCGCGTGGTGGCAAAGCTGATTGAGATTGCGCAGGTAAGACCCGATCTGCGCCAGCCACGACGGGCGATCCCATCGATTGTCCGAGGGGGGTGGGATGGGGCAGCGGATGAGCTGCCGGCGATACTGGCGAACTGGCACGCGCTTGTGCAGGCGAAGATGGAGCGCGAGATCGCACTGGAGCGGGTGCTAAATTCGACTGGCGAAGCGCTTGAGGTCGAGTTTGGCGATCCGGTGGTCGATGACTATCTGGATTTGCTGAAACTGAGCGCGTCGATCCATCGGGACGGGCTGATCAACCCGATTCGGGTCGGGAAGCACTCGCGGGGGTATGTGATCGAGTCGGGTGAGCGGCGGTGGCTGGCGTACAACCTGCTGGCGACGTATGTGAGCAGCGACTATGCGCGCATTCCGGCGATTGAGCGCGCCAAAGTGGATGTCTGGGCGCAGGCGGCAGAGAATGGCGCACGCAAGCCGCTGACCGCGATTGGAATGGCTCGTCAGCTCGCGATCCTGATCATGGACATGTATGACGGGGATCGGGGAGTCAAGTTTGACTCTTACGAGGCGCTGGTGCTGACGGGGGAGTGTGATCGGGTGTACTACGCGCAGGTGAAGGATGGGTCGCTGTACCCGATTAAGCGCGGGATGAGCCAACGTATCAGCGACGCAACCGGACTGAGCGCGAGCGCCATCAGACAGTACCGCGCGCTGCTGAGCATCCCAGATACGCTGTGGCAGAAAGCGGACGATCAGGGATGGTCGGAGTTCGCGATTCGCGAGTATTTGTCTTTGTCGAAACAGAGTATTAGCGAGCCGCGAAGCGTTACGCACGTAACGCCTCACGGGAAGAACGACTCGCCAAAAGGCTCTTATGGCGATGAATCACCATATGACTCAACTGATAACCGAGGCGCGGAAAAGGCGCTGCCAAAAACATCGATTGGCGAGCGCATGGGGTTGTATGACGCGCCTGCGCAGGATGACGATGTGTATGAGGATGACGCCAGGGGTGAGATGGAGAGCCAGGCGAGCGCCAGCAGCCTGAGCCGGGCGCCACTGATAGAGCAGCAGAACGACAAAGAGATGCTGGTCGCGCTGCTGAAAATGTTAGAGCGGTACGGTCAGGCGAAAGGGGACACCGTTCTGTCTCTGCGGATACGCGAGCTAATGACGATGAGCGAGTATGACATCGGTCAGTTCACGTCGATGAACAGTCAGTCGGGGTTTTTCGACCAGTACCTGAGCGTCACAGAGAAAGTGATTGTCCGCGCCTGGCAGGAGCTGCTGAGTCTGATCTCGGTGTACGTGCAGAAGCTAAGCAGCACGGGGAAGCGCCTGGAGGAGGAATAACATGCAGAAACAAGCGCGGCAGCGATTGACTGCCAATCAGTTGAAAACGCTCCGGGTGATGGCGGATGCAAAGCGCAATGATGATGCGTGGGTCACGCTTGGGTCTACCGCAAAGAAAACCATAAGCTCTATGGTGAAGCGCGATCTGATCTTCAAATCGCAGGGGATCGATGGCAGCGTGAAGTACACGATCACGGGGCGGGGAGAAAAGGCGCTGGCAGCCGCTGCCGCGAAAAAAAAGAAGCGCAGGGATGGGCTATGTGTGGTCTGTGGACAAGCGCCGGCAACGCGAAAGAAGAACGGGACATCAACTGGTTATTGCCAGCGATGTAACAGTGCAGTTCATAAGGAATATTCGAGATCGTACAAGCGCCCGTATCGGGGGCAGCTATGCCCTCGTTGCGGGGTCAACAATGTGGCTGTTGCCCGCAATGGCACTGCCAGGGCGTATTGCAAGCAATGCCAGTTGGAGCAGGTGACAGGGTACCAAAAACGGAAGCGGGACCTGGTTGAAGCGGGACTACTTCAACACCCGATCTGCGCCAAGCCGGGCTGCAATCAGCCGCGACTGGTGCTGAAAGACCGCGTTCATTCCTACTGCCAACAGCACGCGCGCGAATACTTCATGGCGCACCACCAGAAGCGAAAGAAAGAAAAGGTAGCGCGAAAACTGGATGCGGCTCGGCGATGATGAGGGGCATAGAAAGCATGTTATTGCAGGTTAACCCTTGGAGTCGAAATGAAAATATCTGATCAAGACGCCTACGCGCTAGCGCGGGCGATCAACGGATTGCCACCCGTGCCGATGGTGGGGGTGAGTGGACTGGCGATGATGCTGGTCAATCAGTGGAAAGGGAACAAGCCTACTTCGGAAGATGTTGCAAAGATGCGGGCGCTGTTTGGCAACGAATTTGTTGCCCAAATCTTTGCGGTGGACCCGAAAGACGAGCCGCCTACGGCAGAGCAGTTCGTGCCGAGGCTGCCCAAATATGCTCAGATGCGCGCGTCCGAGCGGAAGGCGGGGCGGTGGCTTGATGAGTGGTTGAAGTGGGCGCAGCAGCGCGCCAGCATGACCGACCCGATCTTTTTGGAGTCGGGGGGCTTGTGGCTGATCAGCCTGGCGACGGCGCGCCGGGCGCGCCTCGAACTGGACTTCGGGACGATCTACAACCCGATCTATGCGCTGTGGTGCGCACCAACGACGTACCACCGGAAAAGCACCGGGCTTCGCGCAGTGACGCAAGTGGTGATGCGCGTGTTCCCCGAAATGCTGCTGCCGGGGCAAAGCACGCCGGAAATGCTGCTGCACCGGCTTGCCGGCGGGATGCCAAGCAATCTGGAGGCACTCCCGAATCAGTTTCAGTTGTACGAGCGGATGGGTCAGCGATTTGCCGGGCAGCGCGGCATCGTGTCGGACGAGGTGTCGAAGCTGTTCGACAAAGACTACATGAAGGGGCTGGTCGAGTTTCTTCTGGAGTTGTATGAGAACCCGGAGGTTCTCGACAAAGAATTTCGATCCTACGGGCGAATTGTCGTCCGCGATGCTGGGGTGAGCATTCTGGCGGCGACAACGCCAGCGCGGCTTGGACGGCTGTTCAATGATACTGAGTGGGAAGATGGGCTGCTTGCGCGTTTTGCGCTGCTGACGCCGACCGTGTCGGAAGTGAAGCGAACGCAGACGACGCGGGCGGGCGAAAGCGCCTACGCGCCGCCGGCTCTCACGGCAGCGCTGCGGATGTTGTTTGATAAGCTGCCGTCGCCGCCAGAGATCGATATTGAGGCGGGGAGCGTTGGCGCGCTGAGCAGCGTGCAGATGTCTATCAGCGATGAGGCGCTGGATGGTTTCAACGCCTATGCCGATGCACTACATGATATGGTGCAGCCGGGGCGCGGGCTGGACGAGCGGCTGACCGGCACGTATGGTCGGCTGCCGATCATGGCAGTAAAGGTGGCGCAGTCGCTGGCGCTGATCGACTGGGCGACAGAGGCGATTCAGGCGCTGGAGATCGACTCGGCGCACTGGGGACGCGCTCAGGAAATTGTTGAAAGGTGGCGGTTGTCGAGCCATCGGCTTTTGAGCGATCTGACGCGAAGCGCCGATCAGAAGACTGAAGATCGGCTGATGGATGTGATCGCGGGGTCACGGCGACCGCTCAATAAGCTCGAATGGTATCGCGCGGCGAGAATCGGGTCACGCAGCGACGCTTTCAAGGCAATCGATGCCCTGTTTGAAGCCGGCAAGGTAAGCAAGCAGGCTACAAGCAGCGGCGACGGATATATTCTGGCGTTTTAGACGGGAGATGATGGGATGATAGTTTACTCACAGATGGAAGCGCGCACAGCCGCCGAAAAGCTGATGAATGTCATCGGCGATACGTGCGCCAGGATTGAGGTGGCGGGCAGCCTGCGACGGGGGAAGACGCAGGTGCATGATGTGGAGGTGGTGGTGCAGCCATATCCACACAGGCACTTAGACCTTCTCGCCAGGCTCGACAAAATGGTGATTTTGAAGCAGGCGAGCAAAGCGGTGTATGGCAGTGGCGAGCAGCGCTACCGGTGGGGGAATAAATATCGAGGGCTGCTGATCGACAATGTGAGGGTTGAGGTGTTTTTGGCAGATAAGCACAACTGGGGGTATATCCTGTGGCTGCGCACCGGTCCAGGTGACGCGAATCAGTATGTGATGCAACAGATGCTCGGCGCGCCGTACAGGGCGCGGGATGGGTATTGGTGGAAAGAAGGGCGGAAGCTGAGCGTTTTCGATGAGGCGGAAATGTTTCGGCTGCTGACCGGGCGGGACAGGGTGATCCCGCCGGCGTACCGCTCGATTGAGCGTTATCGGCAAGTTCTGCTGCGGGATCGGTGGGTGGAGGTGCATTACGCGGAGGACGCGCCTGCACCGCTCCAGGGGTTGCTGCTATGACGACACTCAAGATCGATGTCGAGGCGCTGCGGCGGATCGATGTGCGAAGCATTGTCGAGCGCGATCTGGGGCAAGGACGAAGAAGTGGTGATCGTGTGATGTATCGGTGTCCCTTCCACAATGACAGCACGCCGAGTCTGGCGGTGCGCAGTCAGGACTGGCGCTGCTTCGGGTGTGGGAAGCACGGGAACGGCATCGAGTGGATAATGAGGTTTCACGGCTTGAAATTTGTTGAGGCATGTGAGCGGCTGGCGGGAGGGTCGCTGCCGCTCGCGCCGGTCGCAACATACAATGCTGCCAAGCCGACACAGGCAAGCCCGCCTGATGCAGCATGGCAGCGAAAAGCGCTGGACATCGTCCACGAAGCCGAACGCAATCTGCACCATGAGGTGATGGGGCAGCGGGCGATGCAGTATCTCAAAGAAACTCGTGGGCTGAAGTATGAAGAGATATGCCGCGCCAGAATGGGGTATATTCCGGGTGCGCCGAGCGAATGGCGGCAGATTTATGGGTTGAATGTGCCGTGCGGGATTGTGATCCCCTGGTGCATAGAAGGTGAATTATGGGCAGTGAAAGTCCGGCGGGCAGCCGGGCGGATTAAGTATCAGCAGGTTGCTGGGAGCAGCTCCGGCGGCTTGTATGGGATCGACTGCGTCACCGGTAACCAGCTGGTGATCATCTGCGAGGGGGAATTTGACGCGCTGACTGCGCGACAGACGGGGCTTGTGGAGGCGGTCGCGCTGGGGAGCGCATCGAACCAACTGCGCGTGCGCTGGATGGAGCGTCTGCTGCTGGCGCCACGCCTGGCGGCGCGGCTGGATCACGATGAAGCCGGAAAACAGGCACTGGCGCGGCTGCGGGCGGTGTCGCGGCGGATAACCAGCGCCGATGTGCCGCAGCCCTACAAAGACATGAACGACTACTGGCTCGGAGAGCCAGCCCAGTTTGTGGACTGGCTGAGGGCGTTATGAAGACCTGGACGTTACAGGTGGGCTACCGCCAGACGATCATACTGGAGATCGTCCGTCAGCGTCAACGGAACGCGAAGGAAGGTGTGCTGCCGGTGACGGTGCAGGCATGGCTCGACGAATACCGTGCAGAGCAGACGCTGCGGCGGGATATGGCGGCGCTGTGGCGCGCGGGGCTGCTGGAGCGGATTGGCGGCGAGCGCTGCCGAAAGGGGTATCGGGTGATATGACACGAGAGGGGAACAATATGGGGACGAAGTTTGTTGATGATCTTATTGCTTTGTGCGGTTTGCACAAAGAGCTGTGCTACTGGCTGCGCGATGCCGACCCAGCGAACAAGCGCGTGTTATGGGACAAACTGCTCGACCCGGATCAGAATGTGCAGATCAGCGCGGAAAAGCGGGTTAATTGGGCGTTGTTGTTGATCCTTAAAACGACCAACGACCCGCGTATTTTGGCGAGACTCGCATGGTCTTTTGCCAATGAGGTACGCGCCAAGATGTCCGCTGTTTCGCAGGCGGGAATGGACAGCATACGTCGTTTCTGTGAAGGCGACAAGTTTGTCGACATTCAAAAAGTAAGACGGGAGCTGTGGGCGGCGGCGGCGAATGCGGCGACGTGGAAGACGTGGGCGGCGGATGCGGCGGCGTATTCGGCGACGTGGGGGGCGGATGCGGCGTATGATGCGGCGGCGGATGCGGCGGTGTATGCGGCGACGTGTGCGGTGGATTCGGCGGATGCGATGCGGCGTCGCCAGTTGGAAATTATCCGGGAGCAGGTAAAGTCTGAGCTTTTGTGATGGTTTGGGCGCGCCGAGATTATCCGGCGGGAGAAGCGAAGGAACAGATTCTCAATATGTATTTTACTTGACATATGTCAAGAAAGTGCGGTACAATGCGGTTATCGCATTGGAAAAGGAGAGTCAAAGATGAACACCTTCATTGAGCAGTACCAATCAAAAGACCAGCAGTTTGGAGCATGGCTTACTCAGACAGCTCCGGCGGATATGCCGGGGCTGTGGGAAAACCTGCTCCGGGTCGAGCAGGACATGTCCATCAGCGCGCGGCAGCGCGTGGAATGGGCTTTGTCGTTACTGGCTAAGTCCGGCGGGATCGTGTCTTTTCTAAAAGGCTTGCCGTTTGTCGGTGAGCCAAAGAAACCGTCGATGTTTGAGCGTGGGGATGCATTCAAGGAGGCTTCACGAGTGCGGCGGCAAGCGCTTCTGAAGCCGACGCCTCGCAATTTGCTTGAAGTTCATGCCGCCTGCGTCCGCTGGGCGCGTGCCGCAGCAGGTGAAGCCGCAGAGAGCGAGCGGATTAGTCCTGGCATGGGTGTAAACTACGCTATAGAGGCGGCGAGCGCGTCGGCGCAAGCCGTCGGAGCGCTCAATGCGGCGGCGACAGCGCCTGGTTATGGGCGCGCGTTTGATCACGTCCTGGAGTGGTCGCTTGAGACGGAAGCGGCGTACCGCAAGCAGCTGGAGTTGATCCGGCGGCTGCTGGCGGCATAAGTCAAAAACACCCTCTGGAAATCAGGGGGTGTTTTTTTGTTTAATTTGGTTTTAGTGGGAAAGAAACCCGACCAGGACGCGCTTTGCTAGTCGGGTTTTTTGTTGGAGTCGGGAAGAACTTCTGATTTTGGGGGGTGGCGCGTTAAGCTGGTGGAGCAGCGATTATCTTTAGGATAGGGGTTTTCGTATAGTCAAGAGAAAATGCGCAAAAAAGGCGCAAAAATGGGCGAAAATGGATAGTTGGAGCGCAAAAAGCGATGAAAACTGCGCGATATAGCCGAAAACAGGTCGAAAACGCGATCAGGGGAACGCGCGGGATAAAATCGACGATTGCAGAGCGGCTGGGCTGCTCGCGTCAGACGTTAGAAAATTATCTGGTGCGGTATCCAGAGCTGCGCGAGGCGGTGGAGAGCGAGCGCGACTCAATTGTCGATCTGGCAGAGTCAAAATTGATAACGGCGGTCGAAGCCGGTGAGACGCGGGCGGTGATGTTCGTGCTGGAGACGTTGGGCAAAGGGCGCGGCTGGAGCAAGCGGACGGAGATCACAGGGGCGGACGGCGCGCCGCTGGTTTTGCCAGACGATGTGATGGCGTCACTGCGGGCGCAGGGCATTGATGCGCAAGAGGTGGTGGCGCAATTTGTGGAAATGATTCGGGCTGGCGCTGAGGTTGGGGAATAACGTTTCTATGACCTCGGCGGATGCGATTGCGCAGCAGCTTTACCGACGGCTAAAGAGCGCGCCAATGCCAGCCGTGTATGACAAGCAGGAAGAATTTGTCATGACGACGGCGCATCACGCGGCGTTTATCGCGGGAATCGGGTCGGGCAAGTCGTTTGCGGGCGCGGTGCGGGCGCTGCGGGCAGCGCTCGGATGGGTGGGGACAGCTCGGATCAAGACGCCCAATCTAGGGGTGATCACCGCGCCGACGTATGACATGCTGCGCGATGCAACGCTGCGCACGTTTCGCGAGATCGCCGAGAAACAGGTGAAGGATATTAACAAGAATGAGATGCTGATCACGCTGCACAATGGCAGCGAGGTCATTTTCAGATCGACGCAGCACCCTGATCGTTTGAGGGGTCCGAGCATAAGCTGGTGGTGGGGTGACGAGGCGGCGCTGTATACGCCAGACGTGCGGAAGATCATGGTCGGGCGTCTGCGGCAGTTCGGGGCGCTGGGATACGATTGGGTGACGACGACGCCACGGGGTCGGAACTGGGTTTATCAGACGTTTGTGCAAGATGTGCCAGCGAAACTGGCAGAAGATTACCTGGTGGTGAGGGCGCGCAGCCGCGAAAATGTTTTTATGCAGCCCGACGTGATCGAGATGTGGGAGTCGGAGTATGTGGGGGATTTCGCCAGGCAGGAGCTGGAAGGTGAGTTCGTTGCCTTCGAAGGGCTGGTCTACAATGAATTCAGCAGCGATCTGCATGTGGTGAACCAGCCGGCAGCCCGGTATCCGCGTGTCGTCGCCGGGGTGGACTGGGGGTTTGCGAATCCTGGCGTGATGCTGGTGTGCGGCGTGGACGAGGACGGGCGGATGACGGTTGTCGATGAGGTTTATCGACGACAGACACGGATTGAAGAATGGGCAGAGATCGGGCGGCAGATGCGGGGGCGGTGGAACATCTCACAGTTTTACTGCGATCCGGCGTCGCCTGACAATATCCGGGTTTTGCGCGAGGCGGGGCTGCCGGCTGAAGAGGCGAACAACACGGTGCAGACGGGCATACAGCGGGTGAAGGCACGGCTGGCACGGCAGGCTGATGGGATGCCGCGTTTGTTGATCAGCCGCACCGCGGTCAATCTGATGGCTGAGTTTGGGTCTTATCAATGGGCTACGAATCGGCATGGGATGCGCGATGAGCCGGTCAAAGCGAAGGATCATGCGATGGATGCGCTGCGGTATGCCGTGATGGGCGTCGATGAACCGAAAGCGCGCAAAGTGGAAGCAAAGGCACAGCGATATGCTTAGTTTTGTGGCGGAAAAGTTCAGACCGATGATCTGGGCGACCTGGCAAGACGAGATACAGACGCAGGGCAGGCTGGTTGCGTTGTATCGGGAGTACGTCGAGGGCAAACACCGCGCGCAGCTGACGGACGAGATGCGCAAGATGCTGCGCGTGAGCGATGCGCGGCTGGATCAGTTCAACCTGAATTACTGCGAAACAGTGATCAACGCGATGGCAGACCGCCTGAACCTGAGCGGCGTGGAGGCGGACAACGACGCAGCGAGCGCGTGGTCAGCGATGCTGCTGGCGGAAAATCGTATTGACGCGCTACAGACGGAGACGCACGAAGCGGCGCTGCGCGACGGGGTGACGTATCTGATGGTCGAGTATGACTCGGTGCGTCGGATGCCAACGATTACGCTGGAGCCAGCGTGGGACGGCGAGACAGGCATGATCGCGGTCTATGATCGTAAAAACAGCACGATGATCGCGGCAGCTAAGGTGTGGCTGGAGCGGGATGAAAAAAGGGTTAATCTTTACTATCCGGATCGGGTGGAAAAGTACAGCACCGCAGACGGCGATTTCAGGGAGCTTGAAACGGTGGCGTGGGAGCCACGCGCTCTGCCGGTGGTGGCGATGATAAACCGTGGCAAGGCGCGGTCGCGATTTGGTGTTTCAGAGATTGGAAGTGTTGTGCCGGTGCAGGACGCTTTGAATCGCACGCTGGTGAGCATGGTCATGACTGCTGAGCTAAGTGCGTTCCAGATTCGGGTGGCGGAGGGCTTCGCGCCACCGGCAAATCTATCGCCGGGCATGTGGGTCACCATCGGCGCTGACGGGCTGTCGGGGGAGCAGCACGTCAAAGCCTACACGATGGATCAGGCAGAGATCGTGCCGTTTATCGACCAGGCTCGGTTTCTGATCGATCAGATGGCAGCGATTACGCAGACGCCGCTGCTGGGAAAGATGAGCGCGGACACGTGGAGCGGCGAGGCGATGAAGCAGCGCGAAATCGGGCTGCTGGGAAAAATCAAGCGCTTTCAAATAAGTTCCGGCAACGCCTGGGAGGATGTGGTCGCACTGGCGGCGCTGGTGCAGCGGACGTTCGGCACGACCAATCCGCCCGCAGCGTTAAGATGGTATGCGCACTGGGACGATGCGCAAATCAGAAACCAAAGCGAGATGATCGACAACGCCCTGAAGATCGCTGATCGGGTGGACGAGCGCGCATTTCTGGAGCTGGTCGCTCCGGCGTTCGGATGGGACGCCAGCAAGATCGAAAACATCATCAGCTCGCGGGCTGGGGATCAAGCGGCGCGGTTGCGGGCGCTGGCAAGCGGTCTGCCGGACTTCTCAGGGTTTGAACTGGATGATGCATAGAATGGCATTTCTAGCGCCTGCAACGGCGCGTTAGTGATGACCGAAAGCGGTAGCGTTAGGCTATCGCTTTTGCATTTAGAGGAGATTTTGACATGGCAAATCTGAGCATCACGGCGGGCAACGTGCTGAAAGGAGCGAACGCAAAAACGCGAACGGGCGTCGCCGGCACGACGATCACCGCAGGACAGGTTGTTTATGAGTCGGTGTCGGGCGGGGTGGCAAAGCTGTTTCTCGCCGACGCGGACGCGAGCGCAGCGGCGTCGAACGTGGTTGGGATCGCGCTGCACGGCGCGGCGGATGGGCAGCCGCTGACCTATGTGTATGAAGATGACGACTTCACACCGGGCGGCACGCTGGATTTGAGCGCTGCGGGCGCAGACGGCGTGTATGTGTTGAGCGCGACGGCGGGCGCGATTGCGCCGGTGGGCGATCTGGCGGCGGGGATGTATCCGGTCATTCTTTTCATCGCAAAATCGACGACCAAAGCGGTGATGAAGATCACGCGCGGTCCGACGGTTCTGACGGCGTAATCATGACGCAAAAAACGCTGAACGCGCTGATGCGCGAGGCGATTGAGGCGGCGCTGGAGCGGGCGCTGATCGTAATCGTCGAGAACAGGAAAGAGATGTATCTGCTGGATCGGGTCACTATCACCGAAACGGGGCATGGCTTCAAGGTGTCGATATTCGCAGCCGGCGAGGGGCGAGAGGAAATTATCGACATTGATCAGGGGTTTGCGCTGGCAGATGATGAGACGGGGGCAGTGGGGTGAGTCAGTCTCCAAGCTCGCCCGGCAGCAACCGGATCGGCAACCTGGTGCGGGAGCTGCTTGATCGCGGGTATGCGCAGGCGACGCGCAGCACGCTGGCGGCGCTGGCGGAGTCGGTGGACAGCCCTTTGATCAAAAAACGGCTGGCGGAGCTGGAAACCGAAGCGGCAAGACTGGCGGAGGCGGGCGAGCCGCTGCGCCCGGACAATCCGGTGCTGCGGGCGCTGCTGGCTGATCTTGAGCCAGCGCTGCGGCGGAATGCGGCGCGGATCGACGCAGCGAGCGAGGACTTGCAGCGGGACGCGATCAATCGGTCGGGCGAGCTGACGCGGCAACTGGCGCTGTTTGGACGCGGGGATCGGGTGCTGGCGGAAATCGGCGCAAGCTGGAATGTACCCGATCCTGAAGCGGTTCGGGCGCTGGTGGGCTATGTGCGGTCGAGCGCGTGGCGAGATGAGATGGAGCGGTATCCGGGCGCGGTGCTGGACGCTATCGCAAACCAGGCAGTACGCGGGATTGTGGAGGGGTGGTCGCCGCTGCGGACGGCGCGCGCGATACGGGAGCTGCTGCCGTCGATGACGGTGGCGCGGGCGCAAAACCTGATGCGCACGGTACAGCTAACCAGTTATCGGGATGCGGCGGTGCTGCATCGGGTTGCAAACGCGGACATCCTGGCGTATCAGGTGCGGATCGCGGTGCTGGACAACCGGACGTGTCTGGCGTGCATCGCGCTGCATGGGACGCGGCTGTCTTTGAATGAGCGGGTGAACGATCATCATCAGGGGCGCTGCACGTCAATCTCGGTGCTGCGAGGTGGTTTTGAGCGGAATATCCCCGATGGCGAAGCGTGGTACAACCAACAGCCGGAGTCGCGGCAGCGACAGATCGCGGGGGACACTATTTTCGAACTGCTGAAGCAGAAACGGGCGCGGCTGGCGGATTTTGTGCAGCAATACCGCGACCCGGTTTTTGGCGAGATGGTGCGGCAGGCGTCGGTGAAACGGGTTCTGTCGCGAAGGCGATAGAATGCGCGTTATGCAAGGTTAAATGATAAACACTAGGTTAGGAGGAGACTCGATGTCGGAAGAAAACAAGATGGGGCAAGACGCCCAGAACAAGACAACAGACGCGCCAAACAATACGACAGCGCCGAACACGGCTGAAGTTGACGTGAGCAGCCTGCCGGAAGCGACGCAGCGATATATTGCGGCGCTGCGCCACGAAGCGGCAGAGCGACGGGTCGCACTAAAAAAGCTGGAAGAGGAAATGGCGAAAAGGGAGCAGGCGCGGCTGGCGGAAGAAGGCAGGTGGAAGGAACTGGCTGAGAAGCGCGAGATTGAGTTACAAAAACTGACGCCTTATCAGCAGCGTGCAGAGGCGCTGGAAGCGACGCTGCGCGAGAGCAATACACAGCGAATGAAGCGATTGCCTGAAGATATGCAGGCGATTGTTCCGGTTGATTATGCGCCTGAGAAGCTGGCGGCATGGCTGGATGCCAACCTGGAGAAGCTGCTGAAGCCGGTCGCGCCGAACCTGGATGGTGGCGCGGGAGCGGGCGGAAGTTCGAGAACCACTTTGACCGATGAACAGCGCACGATGGCGCGGCGAATGAACATGACTGATGAACAGTTTGCTCAGCAGCTTGCCAAACTGCGCAGCAATCAGTGAGGTAAATCATGGCAGTCGTGGACACGACAGCGGGATTCAAGTTTGAAAATCGTCAATCCGGCGCGCCGCCGACGATTCAGACGTTCAAGTTCAAAGACACGGAGACGATCTATAAGGGCGACATGGTGAACATGGAGTCCGGGAAAATCGATCTGGCGGTGACTGGTGACACGGCGATCATCGGGATTGCGCTTCAGACCCAAGCCGGGGAGGCTGATACGACGAAGATGCAGGTGATCGTCGATTTCGACGCGGTGTATTCGGTGTATGACCCGAACGCGCGCAACATCGGGACGCTGCTCGACCTGACGGGTTCGGCGGGGGCGCAAGGCGTCACCACGTCGAGCAACGGTAATTTTGTCGTTGTGGCAAATTCGGCTGCTGACGAGCGGACGCTGGTTAAACTGTCCGTCGCCGCGCATCCGCTGGTGTAGGGTGTAGCAGGAGGATAACATGCTGGTTCAATCGCAATTTGACTCGCTGCTGCTCCCAACCATCTATCATCACTTTGATCTGGGACGCACGCAGGTTCCGAGTCTGCGTTCGCAGCTTTTCACGATTCGTACATCGGGTCTGTCCAGCGAGCGCGGGACAGGCATGGGAGGCATCAGCCCAGACGCCTGGGATGTGTACAAACAGTCCGGCAACAAGGGACAACTTGAATTTGATCAGCTCTATACGCAGGTCTACACGCACGTGGAATATCCGGTGCAACTGCGGATCGAGAAGCGCCTGCTGATGAACGATCAGTATGGGTTTTTGCAGACGCTCGTGCAACGGGCGGGATTGAGCGCGGAGATAAAGCAGGAGATCGACGCCGCTTCGCTGCTGAACAACGCTTTCAGCGGCGTGTTGTGGAGCGATGGGAAGGCGCTGTGCGCAACGGATCATCCCCGCAGCCGGCACAAAAGCGCGGGTACCTTTTCCAACAAAGGCACTTCGGCGTTGAGCAAGGCGAGCGTCGCGGAAACGCGGATCGCGATGATGCGGTTCAAGGACGACAAGGGGAACGAGCTTGGGCTGATGCCAAATGAGCTTTGGGTTCCGCCGGAACTCGAAGATACCGCGCTTGAGATCACCCGATCCGTGCTTGATCCGTCGTCCGGCAACAATGCGATCAATCCGCAGGCGGCACGTTTCCGGGTTATCCCGTGGGCGCGGCTGAGCGACACGAATAACTGGTTCATGGTTG